GAGTGCGACAATGTGTCGCAGCCTCAGTCGCAGCGCGCGATCTCTTTATTGTTTGCGTCCCAGATGACCCAGGCTGAATCTACAGCTTGACCATTCTCCATGACCTCTTCAAGACCCAGCTTATAATCAAGCTTTTCACAAAGGTCGAACAGTGCATCGGCACACTTAGTCTTGGGAAGGACAAGTCCGAGTTGGGCGGCGAGTTTCAAAGCTTCGGTCTTGTTCATGATCTGCTCTCTATCTCTTTTTAATCTATGTACATATAATAGCGAACAGAATAGGGAATACAACCAAAATCACCCCAAAAAAACGCGACAATGTGTCGCAGGTCTAAGTCACTGATTTTGATCGATTTTACCAAGTGTCTGATTTTGCTGCCTTTTATAGGCTTTCTTGGACTTGACTATTCGCTGGCGAAACAGTGGGTTTGACAACGCTTTGGCGGACGCATTAGGAACGCGCCTGGTTGCGCCAGTCCCTCCCCTTGACTTCATATCGTGCTTCATTCTCGGCGACCTCCTTGACGCTTTCCAAGTCGATAGCGGGTACTTCGACCAATTCACAGTTGCGAGCCCATACCCACACAACGTCCCGGTAGTTCTCATAAACTCGACCGTTGGCAGCAGGAACCTTGACCTTGACCTCGGAAGTGGCAATACCCAACTTGTCTTCTAAGGTGGAACGATAACCCATGCCATAAGGACGCTGTAGGACGACAACTACCTTACCCTCAGTGCCTTTACCAGTACGACCAGAAACGACCCGTACCCGTGATTCCTTGACGATCCTCCGAGCTTCCTGCTCTTCATAAGACTTGCGCTTCTGGAATGAAGACTGGTATTTTCTATCATACAACCAAGACTCGGCCTTGGCTATAACGTCAGGTGTAGCATCGACCTTGCTACCGGAATCGATCCAGTCTGCGGTTTCGACGCATCCCCTCTCCTCATCCCAATATTCAGCACAAAGACCCTGCTCCCATATGTCGGACATGACCTGATAGGTCTTGTACATGACCTTAAGCGTGGTGCCCACTGCAAAGGTCTTGGTAACCTTCTCGGTAGAAGGATAGGGAAGGGCGGTGGTCTGAATAATGGTCATGCTTATGTCTCCTGTCTTGTCTCGTCTTATGTGCATTTATAGAAGATCCAGACGGAGAAAGCAAGAGAAAAGGTGCGTCCAACCCTGTGACAGGATGTCGCACCCCTTCTATGGTCTAGTTCAAGTTACTTTCGTCCGTAAAACTCGTCCCGTTCGTCATAATCATCGGTATGTTTAGACCAGGCCTTTTTCCAGTTGCGCGTCTCGCGCTTTGGTCGGTGTTCTGATCGGACTCGTTTGATCTTACCCTTACCACGTTCTTCATACCACTCAAAATCACCATTACCAAAATCTTCACTGTTATGCTTATTCTTCATTTGCTTTGCTCTTCGCCTATCCTTAGACCTATACGTTTTGCTTTTTTAGACCATTCCACAAATTCATCACCATGATCAACTTTTCTCCATCCTAATTTCATATATTGCCAGTGATGTATCATTTCGTGAGCCAAACACTCGACAAATAATCTATAAGATGGATACTCTTTATTCATGATAATGATTTTGGGTTTGTCAGGCTTTCTAGGATAATATTCGTAGTACGCCCAACATACTCTCAACCACTTAAGATCGAAACCTATCTGTGGTAATTCATTGTTGAATAACTCTTCATTCAGAATATGAAACCACTCAATACAATCTCCAACGTCACATATGTAACTTTCATTTTTAGCTACTTCATTTTTCTTTATGAGTTTTTTGATTGCATTTTTAGTTTTGTAACGTTTTGTCATTCATACTCCTGTTTGTGGAGCATAATCTATATTAGGTCTGGAAATGCTTCCTTAACAACCTCAATGTTCAAACCCTGTACAATCTGTTTCTTCAAAAGCATGTTCATAAAAATTTCAGCTTCTCTCTTTTCCAAGGCCTCTAGAATTTGTATGAGAATTTGTTCTCTGCGACGGTCTGTTAGACTTGGCGGCAATTTAGGATGTTCTTTTTGAAAGAGATATGCTCTACCCAATTCTTGGTGTATTGAGGTGTATCCTAAACCAGGAGGTGCATCTGAGGGTTTATAGAATGGTACTTTGGTAATCGCAAACTCGATGTTTGGATCATAAGTGCCCTTTAAAATGTTCCTAAGAGCGAACGAGTCATTTTTCCTGAGAATTTCAATTCTGTCTTTTCGCGAAGGAGATTTTTCGATTTCTTCAAAGACTTCATAAATATTTTTCATTTCAATCTTTCATGTGTTTTAAAACTCATCGATCACTTCGATAAGATTCTTAAGCCTGTTTTGAATAAAATAATTTAACATCTTTTGTTTGTTTGCAGGCTTCATGGTATCGTATGCCACAACAATCTGTTGCTTCAGAGATTCTGGAACAAAGTCCAGATCAACGAGCATTTGATTGCGCTTATATCCACGTAACATGTTATCCGTAACACAAAACTTTTCTGGATCGCTATTGATCCATTCGACCAATTTCTTCTTATTTATTACCTTCTGTCTTTCACCAACAACGAAAGTATTATCTGGTGAAAGAAAATTGGGAATGCCATCACCTCGATCACCACGAATGATGTGTTCTTTGATATATTCATGAGGACTCTCAGTCTTCACAAATCTCTTAAGAATAGGACTGTATTGTGATACATTAGCATACTTCTGCAATTGCACGAAGTCTTTGTCTGAAGAAAGTATAAGAATATCTTCGTTTGGTGATAATCTTGCAGAAAGCACGGCGATGATATCATCCGCTTCTGCACCTTCGACCTCCAATACACGATAGGGAAAATTATCTTTCAATTCATCGCGAATTTTATTCAACGTTTCAAAGATGAGACCCCAATCGAATGAAGACTTCTCTCTATCACTCTTTCGATGCGCCTTGTAAAAGGGAAAGATTTCACGACGCCAATATTTCTTAGAATCACAAGCAACAATAATATCACCATACTTACTCTTAAACTGTTTGGCATAAGAACGAAGTGAGTTTAATACCATATGCCTGATCAAACTCTCGTCGAGTTTGATCTTTGGATTTGATCCAATCTGTTGCATGAGATTGCTAATCAAGACCTGATTTAAATCAACCAGAATTGCCATACTATTATTCCTTTAACTGAAAACCATATACAGTATATAGAATTCAGTTATCGATGTCAAGATCACCAGGTTCAATCACTTTGCCAGTTTCACGATGTATCATCTTAACACTATTGTCGATGAATTCATGCAAGTGATGCGGAACTTCAAGTGTGCGATAAACAGTTGCCCTGAGGGAATCAACTGTCATACTAAAGTCTTTGAGGAATTGATCGGTGCTGGTGTCTATGCCTACGTCTTCTATCTCTTCAAGTAGAGCCTGAATCAAATCATCCGTAATCGTTTCGGCGTAATTTGCTTTACTCTTTTCCTTCGCCCTTTCTACATACTCTACACCTGCGTGTTCTCTAACAATGCGACTCTTAGGAAACTCTAAAACATTTTTTGTCATTTGACCACCTTAACTAGAACGCTATCTATATTTATGCGTCCAGTTGCTTCTTTAGGCTTACACTTGATGTTGTCCATAAACTTTCGCAGATTAACTTTACCGGCTACAACAAGAGACTGTAGCTGTTCTTTTGGTTTGCGCAGTTTCTTGACGACTGAAGTTTTTTCATCGAAACCTAGAAGTGTGGTACCTTTGACTGAAAGTCCAGAAGAACCCATTGCGTTATAAACCGCAAGAGTGCGATACTTGGTGTTGAACACCCAGAGTTGCTGACAACCAACAATATCAACAGGCTTGACGCTCTTGATACCACATTCAACATCTTCTGTCTTGAATTTCAACTTGGAGATGATGACTGATGCAGGCTTCTCTTTCTTCTTCCGAGGCTTACGAGTGGCGCGAACAATAGTTGCACGACCCTCTGATGCTGCGATGAAACCCTTTACAATTTCAAGATATGTCTTGAGTTGCGGCTTCTTCCAATGTGAGTACGCCTCTTTCAAGTCTGCGTTCTTGCCTTGAACCGCATCAAATAGTTCAGCATAAAGAGGCCTATAATAGTCGGCAATTTTTTGAGAAATGGCAGGTTTGATTTCTTTCTGTCGCATCCATGCAACAGGATCAAAAGACAACTTACCTGTCTTGAAGAAAATATCTAATTGTTCTTCAAGATCACCAATATATTCAGCCGTCTTATCACGAACACGCTCTTGGATTGAAACGACTACCTTAACATCTTCAACATTATCTTCAACAACAGGCTCAACAGCCTTGATCGCAGAACGAATACGATCTTCCATGCGCTTCTGATAACCTTCAGGTAGATGTCCACCCTGTGTCAGAATACGACACATCCAACCAACAGAGTTTGGCAATTTGGCCTTGTTGATCTTCTTAAGGTCATTCTTGTTGTATTTGACGCTCTTCAAATATGTTACAACAAACTCTTTTGATTGATCAGGAGTACAAACATAATTGTACCAGTTGAAAGCCTTAGCAAGGTCAACCTCACTACAGTCTTCAACCAGTACAGGTTCGTTTCCAACGTGCTTGATATCCATCGCAGAAGCAAGTTTAGACATTTATTCCTCGTTAAACTTGATTTCCTTAAAATCAGTGATGACGCATATACCGTCTTCAAGATATTCATGATCATAACTCATCTCCTCCGCTTTGTCAAGAGCGGATTCGAGATCGGCATATATTTCACTCTCTCGGAAATATTCCTGAATCATTTTTACATCACCCGTCCAACGAAGGGTTTCGTTGTCAAATTTTCCAAAGATATTATCGATGGCTTGCCCATATGCTACTCGGAATTCGGGTCCGAAGGTTTGAATTACATAAATTCCATTGTCAGAAGACACCTTAACTCACCATAACAGACTTTATCGAGTCGAGACGAAAAGATCGCCATCCACCATTCTCAATGTCCCACACCGAAAGAACGTTATCGTTCTCGTTACGGACACTTTCAGTCAACAACTGCGCACCCTCAGGAACAGGCAGATATTCTGCAAGAAGTGTGCATCGCATTGTGCGCTCAGTTCCGTCAGCCTTGGTAAAAACGACAGTTGCAACATTTCCTTGAAGTTGCTGCTTCAGTTCATACTTGTTCATCATCACTTGTTCTCCTGAATAAAATTATCAACTTCGTCTTTTGTCAAATGATATGCGAGAACTCTCTTGATTGCCTTCAATAGCTTTTTGTCATATTTATAGTCTTGTTGAATGTAATCAGGAATATTAGATTCCGACTCCATGCGACTCTCAATATTCCTGATGTTATCACGTACCATCAGATAATCTTCTTTCAGAACCGAGACTGTGATCCTGTCGGAAGTTTCATAATCAATTACGATACCTTTATTCATTGCTTTGTTCCCATAAGATTGTGACTCTCAGCATATTCCTGCAAGTCTTCATAACCACCAATGCGTTTATCATATATGAAAACTTGAGGTACTGTCAAGGGTAATGATTCGGGTAAGAGTGACTTTAATTCTTCACGTTGATAATCTTTACCGAGTTTCAGTTCTTCAAATTGAATTCCACAATCCATCAGTAGTCTCTTGGCTTTGACGCACCAAGGACAATCATCTTTCGTGTACACTCTATACATCTTTGCATTCCCTTACATGCTTGCAGTCTTTGCGAAAACCGAAACCAACACACGAACAACTCCAGTGATCGTCGCTTCTGGTCACTGTATATGTAGTACCTGGTTTGGAACCCTGTACGACAAACGTTTCACTGCGAGGCTTCGCATCTTTGTTCTGATATTCGCGAGTGCCCAAAATGCGGTTCTTGTCAATGATACGAAACGGGAAAGCGGTATCCCCGGTAGAAATGCAAATGCAGTCAGATGTGACCCACTTTGGATTGGGCACAATCTGACCTGTATATTCGTTGACCTCACGAATGACACCGCTATCATAGAGGTGCGCATGATCGGCGAGAACATTGCGAACACGAAGTGTAATTACTTCAATCATCATTTGATTCCATACTTACGAGAGATTGCGTTCTTCGCATCCCAGATTGCAGAACTTTTTCCTGGATAAGTCAGCAACACAGATGTATTGTACATCTGTTCATTCATAATGTCAAGACAATCTTCGATGATAGAATGCGCAAACAGTTCCAATTCGTGTTGGATCGTGATATCTTCCCTACTAGGTGAAACGACATAACCAAATCGATCCTCTAGAAAGCCTGACTGTAGCGCAAAATTCTTAATCTGCTCATTCATTACAGAACTCCAAGTTCCTTAAGTTCACGGATGCTGTTCTCAGCCGACGTATGCAGCACCCAAATACCACCACCGTTGACCCACAGAGGACGCCACTTCTCCCAGTCATCAACAATCACATCACCAGGCTTGGCGTGCTTGATCTTATCACGCGAGCGACAGACGATCATTTCCAGATCAGGGAAATACTTGTCGCGCCAACGTAGCTTCTGATCGACAGACCATTCGCCACGAGGACGACCCGTCAGAATGATCGGGTTCAAGTGCCTGACGGCCTCGACTAGAACATGAGCATCAGGCATCGGCTCTAGTGAGAAGAAAAAGTCTTCGGTGCCGTAGATAGTATCCCAAAACTTCTGTTCGCCTACCGTGTTTTCAAACTCACGCGGTGCCATACCACAGATTTCGTGGGCCCGCTTGTCGAAGTTCGCAAGCACACCATCACAATCCAGAAACAATTGAAG